GTTTGGGACGGTTTTGATCCTGCATTTGACGACTATATTGTTACAACTTCAAGTCAAAATAGAACATTTACATTGCCGTATGTTCCTGAAGTAGATCAAGAAATTAATATCTATGTTAATTCAAACCGCATTGACGGTGATAATGGTATCATGGATACATTTGTTGGCAACGGATCAACAAATACAATTACATTACCTGTAGCATCTTTTGAAACTGGCGATAAGATTATTTTTAGAAAGAGTACAAGCGATGGTTCTCAAATTTCATCTTCAATCAGCTATGATACGGCGCTTACAGGCGGTGACTTAGCATACTCAACAGCTACTGGTTTGTCAGCAGATGACATTATTGTTGATGGTGACGGATTTGTAACACCAACAACAAGTCCCGCCCCAGAAGAAGTTGTTCCTGGACAAATCGTTGATACACTAGCAATCAAAGTTTATCATAGACCAACAAACGGCTCAGCTAAGATAATTTGTAATAATTTTATTGTAGATGGAGAAACTTCTGAATTTAGTTTAGGACAACAACCTAATACACAATTTGCAGTAACAGTAAAAGTTGATGGGGATATTTTAGCTATTGACGATGACTATACTGTAGATTATAACAACAAAGCGGTTAACTTAAATGTGACACCAGCTCTTAATTCTTTAGTATCAGTATCAAGTTTTGGATTTAATGGTATTGACATTTTAGACTTGGATTATTTTGTTGGTGATGGCGCAACTAATGAGTATATTACTAAAGCTCCTTGGGTTGACAATGCAACATCAGTTGTTATTGTTAGCGGCATTGTAAAAAATTATATCCTGTTTAAGACTGATAGTACATATGATAGTCCAAACAGAATTGGTATTAGATTTAGCGAACCACCAGAATTAAACAGTATTATTAATTATTTGATATCAGGTTCTCCAGCAACATCATTTAGTTTAGTAAGTAAAGAAAATATTGTAGCAAATGGTGTTGATAGTGTTTATACTTTAGAAAATACTGTGGGTGAAACACTGCCGTTAGAAGCTAATGTTATTGTACGTAAAGGAAATACTTTATTAACTGGTCCAAACAATACAAATTATAAACTTTCAAACAATCGTTTGAATTATGCAATACCGCCAGAAAAATTCCAAGCTGATGTATATAATGTTACTGATTTTAGAGTATATTTAAATGGAACATTATTAACTTTAATGAGTGATTATAGAATTGATTTATCTAAAGGCACTGTTGTTATTAATAAAGCAAATTATGTTAAGGGGGCTAAGATGATAGTAAGCATTATTAAAGATGCTGAATTCTTTATAGGTACAAATACTATTGAGTTTACAACTAAACCTGCGCTTGGCGATGTTTATGAAATAACTTCTTACTATAACCATGACATTTTAGAAATTGAAAGAAATGAATACGACATTAAACCGTCAGTTGCATTGACACCTGACACAGTTGAGTATTTTGACTACAATTTAATTAAAGGCGGACTATTAAACTTAGATAGAGAAGTTATTAGTGATGACTATGTATGGGTAATTAAAAATGGCGAACTACTAAGACATAGCATAGATTATAAACTTACAAGTAATTTGAAAACTGTTAAGTTAGCTGTTGATCCAATTGATGATGATAAATTTGTTGTAATGACATTCTCAAATAATATTGTTAAAACTACAGTAGGCTATATGCAGTTTAAGGATATGTTAAACAGAGATCATTATAAGCGTTTATCAAAGGATAAAGTAACAGAGCTTGAAGTTGACTTGCATTATTATGATTCAACAATTACAGTTAAATCAGGAGCAGTTTTAGACACTCCAAACCCAATTACTAATTTACCAGGCATAATTTATGTTGCCGGCGAGAGAATTGAATACTATTCAAAAGATGATAATGTATTAGGACAATTACGTAGGGGAACATTGGGTACTGGTACACTGTCAGTAATTCAAGCTGGTGAACCAGTCATAAACATAGGTATTACAGAGACAATACCTTACAATGACGAGTACGTTATTGATACTTACGTTTACGATGGATCAACAAATTCTGTACCATTGAATTATGTTCCAGTGATATCTAATCCACGCTCAGGACAACACAATTATGATATGATTGAGGTATTTGTGGGCGGATATAAGATGACTGCTTGGGAAACTAAGACACCGTATGACAGTGGTGATATTGTAGTTTACGGTTCTTATACATTTAGATGTAACACTTCTCATACAAGTAGTACATTTGCTAATGATAGAACTAACTGGGAATTCTTTGTAGGAAATCAAAGACTAATGAAACAATCATATTCTGTTCATAATGTTGAATTGCATTATGAAAGCCCAGAAGGTGATGTAACATTCCCAGCTGATTTTACAGTTGATGGGGTATCAAAGAATGTAGTATTAACTAATGATTTGAGCCCAGGTACTAAGGTAATTGTAGTTAAAAAGGTTGGCAAAATTTGGAATGATCCAGGCAAGGCTCTAGTTGATTCTAACAATAGAGTTGCTAACTTTTTGAAAGAAAAGGCTACTGTTTGGCCACGATAAATATGTTGATTGAGAGAAAAATATGCACAGCAAAGACTTAACAGGAATTCACGTAGAAGGTCATATTAAGATCTGGGATCCAGAATCTAAAGAAATCTACATCGATAAGCGAAATGCAATCCACTACGAAAACATGAGTGTAGCACTTGCAGAAAGTATTGCCAACTCTGGACAAGGATTCATATATGAAATGGCCTTTGGTAACGGCGGAACCGCAGTTGACCCAACAGGAATTATCACATATTTGACACCAAATTCCACAGGAATCAATGCTAGTTTGTACAATGAAACATACGCAAAAGTTGTAGATGATAAAGCAGTAGCCAATATTGACCCTACAAGAAACTACATTCAAACAAGACACGTTACTGGTGTTAATTACACCGATGTGTTTATCACTTGTCTTTTAGACTACGGCGAACCAGCTGGACAACTAGCATTTGATAATACAAGCGATACTCAGAACGCTTTTGTATTTGACGAATTAGGATTAAAATCCTATAACCCAACTGCTGGACAAAGCAAACTATTAACTCATGTTATTTTTCACCCTGTGCAAAAGAGTTTAAATCGTTTGATTCAAATTGATTATACTGTGAGAATTCAAAGTCTAACTGGCTTGAGCGGAGCATAATATGAGCTATCAAGTACGATTTACAGATACCACTAAAACTGCGGTAACAGTTGAAGACCAAACAGTTAACACTGAAAAAAGTGTATCATTTGTTGGTAAAAACTTTGCTGGTTATTCACAAATTATTGCTGAAAACTTTTTACATTTATTAGAAAATTTTGCTAAAAGCACAGCACCTAATAGCCCAGTCGCTGGTCAGTTGTGGTATAATACTACAGTTGGTGCAGATAATCAATTAAAACTTTTTGACGGTACTGGCTGGGTTGCCGCTGGTAATGTCAAAAAAGGAGCTACTGCTCCGGTTACAGCAGTGATTGGTGACTTGTGGGCTGATACTGATAACAAACAATTATACTTGTGGAATGGTTCAGGATGGGTGTTAGTTGGTCCACAATTTAGTACAGGTTTAAAAACTGGTGCAGAGGTTGAACTTCTTGCAGCCAATAATGAAGAATCTTACCCAGTGCTTTCGTTATTTGTTAACGACCAGCGTGTGGCAATTGTTAGTGTTACTGATTTCACACCAAAAGCAACTATCGTTGGGTACACTACAATTAAGCAAGGCTTGAATATTTCAAGTTACAACTTTAATAATACACTAACGGGTACAAAACTTTGGGGTACTTCAGAAAAAGCCGAAGCTCTTATTGTTGGATCAGCTACTGTTGCAGCCACAAACTTTTTAAGAAAAGATGAAACAAGTACAACTAATTATGGTCTTAACGTAAGAAATAACGTTGGTATTAGTATTGGTGGTGATTTGTCATTAACAGTTTCCATTGACAATAACGCCGCAACTATTTTCAATAAAATTTCTGGGTCAAGTATTGACTTTAAATTAAAAAGTGGTTCAACAACTCCTATTGTAATGCGAATTAATTCAAATGCAGTAGGTATTAATAAAACAAACCCAATAGAAAGTTTAGACGTAGCAGGCAATATTAAAACAGACAGCTCATTTATTACAACTAGTACAGATGACATTGGTAGTTTAAGTACTGGAAGTATTGTTAGTGCTGGTGGTGCAACATTGGCAAAAAGTTTAAGTGTAGGCAATGAGTTATTTGTTTATAATCAATCAAATTTAAGTGATACAGTACCGTTAGTAAGCACGGCTCAATTAGGTACTGATCAAAACCCATGGTATAAATTATATGTTAATGAACTACATGCTACAAGTATTTCAGGAACCTTTACTGGGTTTCTAACTGGTAGTATTAGTGGTTCTGCTACTAGCCTAGTTAATAGCACAACATTTAGTTTAGGTGACAAATTAGATGGTCAAGGAAATGTTGTTCAACGTAGTGATGTTGTTAGTACTGGAGTAAGTTTTAACGGATCAACTCAAACAAATACAGTTACATTGACTGGTATTATCAGTAGTAGTTTTATTGCTAGTAAGTCAGAAGCTACTGACTCATATGGTTACGATGAATTACTTATTAGTCGATCTGGATCATTAAAACGTGTTTCAAAGACTAATTTTATTAAAAACATTCCAACAACTCCAGCAGGAGCAATTTTTCCTTACGCTGGTTTAACAGCACCAAGGGGTTATTTGTTTTGCGACGGTAGTGAAGTGCTAATTTCAAGTTATCCTGATTTATTCCAAATAATTGGATATAGCTATAAACCAATTAGTGCATTAACAGGTGTTAGCACGTTTGGACTTCCAGATTTAAGAGGTAGATTTGCATTAGGTCGTGATGATATGTCAAATTCGTCAACATCAAATCCTGCAAATCGAAACACTGACGTTAACGCAGATATTATAGGTAATACTGGCGGCAATGAATCTATAACACTTACTAAAAATAATTTACCAGATCACGTTCACGATCTTAAATCAGATGCCGATGAACAATTCTATGCATTTGCTCCTAGGAATGGAACACCGTTAGATACCAATAATGCTCAATCAGCTAATGGTCTTACAGCAGTTGGACAAGGTCAGTTATTGGTTAACAGCGGCGGGGTATTTATGGATAACGAAACTTCACCAGTTCTTGGTGCTCCAATAAATGTTGTTAACCCGTTCCAAACTATCAACTATATTATATTCACTGGGAAGATATCATAATGTCTTACATTATTAACAAATCAGACGGGTCAGTTCTTGTAAATGGACTATTAAACAATACTATTGATCAAACTAGTACATCGTTAACACTATTTGGTAAAAACATTACCAACTACGGTGAGTTGTTTAATGAAAACTTTATACATTTATTAGAAAACTTTTCCAACTCCTCAGCACCATTATATCCAATAACTGGGCAAATTTGGTACGATACTTCTGTTAAAAGATTAAAAATTTATGATGGTACACAGTTTACTACAACTGGCGGACCAATTGTATCCACAATAACGCCAACATTAGTTCAAGGTGATATTTGGATCAATGATACAACAAACCAAATGTATTTTAATGACGGAACTGATACAATTTTAGTTGGCCCAAGTTTTTCTTTACAACAAGGTGCTTCTGGAAGTCTTGTAGAAAGTGTATTAGATCAATCAGGAAACACAAAAACGATTGTAAAATATTACGTAGGTAATGCGCTAATAGGCATTTTTAGTAAAGAAGAATTTACACCAAGCACAGCTATTGATGAATTCAGTGGAACAATTAAAAAGGGTTTTACAGCTTCAACAATGCAAGGTATGAAATTTAATGTTACTGCCAGTAAAGCAGATGCGTTGGTTGATGCATTAGGAAATTTAAAAACTACAGCAAGTTTTGTTGCTACAGATCAAAATTCTAGCTCAACTGGAACATTAAGTATACAAAATACTATTCCTTTAATAATAGGGCCTAATCAAAATAACGAAGTTCATATTACACCTGGATCTTTCCAGATTATCAGTAATACTGCTGGACAAGATTTTAGAATTAAAGTTAAATCTGGGTCACAAGTAGTTGATGCAATAGCAATTGATTCTGTGAACAAATATGTAGGCATCTTTAATGACAGTCCGACTAGCACTTTAGATGTTACTGGTAATGCTAAAATTTCAGGAAATCTTACTGTTTCTGGAAGACATCTTGTTTCTTGGTTTACAATTACAGCTAATCGTACAGCAGTGGCAGGCGACAGATTAATAGTAGATACCACAAGTGGTGCAATAACAGTAACACTTCCAGCCAGCCCGTCTATTGGGGACTATGTTACTTTTGTTGACGGGTCAACCAACGGATTTGACACTAATTCGTTAATAATCAATAGAAATGGAAGTAAAATTAATGCGGCAACGTCAAATTTGACGGTTTCAACAGAAGGGGCGGCTTTTACTCTGCTATATTCTGGTAGCAAACGAGGTTGGGTATTTGACAAAGTGTCAGTTTAACATAAATATAGAAAAGGGGTGAGATGAATGCCTTACAATATTAATAGATATAGCGGGCCAGTAGCGGCAATAGTACAAGACGGTACTGTTGATAACACATTTGATATCAAGTTAGTTGGTAAAAATTATGCTGGTTATGGTGAAGTTCAGAATGAGAACTTCTTATGGTTGTTGGAAAACTTTGCTGGTACAAGCGCACCAACAAAGAAAATTGCGGGACAAATTTGGTACGATAGCGGAACTAAGAAATTAAAGTTCTTTGATGGTATTATATTCCGTACTACAGGCGGCGCTGAAATCGCCCCATCAAATCAACCTCCGTCAGGATTGACTGTTGGCGATTTTTGGTTTGATACCACTACAAAACAAGTTAAAGTTTGGAATGGTAACGATTTTACATTAGTTGGACCACAGGCAGTTGCCAACGTAGGTGTGACACAAATGCGCTCACGTAGCGTATTAGATGACACAAGTAACGCACACCCAATCGTTGAAGCTGTTGTAAACGATGTTACGATTTATATAATTTCTAAAGATGATTTTACACTTCCAGGAACAGGACCAAACTCCATTGCTGGATTTAGCCGTATTAGACAAGGTATTACTATTTCTGGTGCTGACACACCAGTTGAAGGTGTTAGTACAACATACAAATACCAAGGAACTGCAAGTAACGCAGATAGATTAGGTGGTGTATCTGCTTCAAACTTTGTAAGAAGTGATCAAGCATCATCATTTACAACACTTACACATTTTGCAGATGTTGGCTATACAGTGGGCGCAAGTGATGTTCTTCATGTGTATATTGATAGTGGAGCACCAGTTGTAGAAAACTCACTAAGTGATACAATTACATTTAAAACAACTTCTGGGTCATTACAAACGCCTTTAGTCCTTAAAGGTGCAAATATACTTCCAGGTGTTAATAATTACACTAATATTGGTTCAAATACATTAAAATTTGCTACTGTGTATGCTACATCCTTTAATGGAACTGCAACACAGTCTAATACTTTAATGGTTAATACTACTGCGGTTTCACCGTCAGTTACTGTTCCAGGTGCTGGCGATAAAACAACAGTTCCTGTTAGAGATTCAAACGGTGATATTTTTGCTCGTATTTTTAACGGTATTGCTTCCCAAGCACGTTACGCTGACTTAGCGGAAAAATATCTAGCTGACGAAGAATATGAAGTTGGTACAGTTGTTATTATTGGTGGCCCACAAGAAGTTACTGCATGTGGTAGAACACCAAACCAACGTGCTATTGGTGTAGTTAGTGCCAATCCAGCTTATTTGATGAATAAAGATCTTGAGAATGGTACTGCTATCGCATTGAAAGGACGAGTTCCAGTTAAAGTAGTTGGCCCAGTTCATAAAGGTTCTGAATTAATAGCTGCCGCTGGACCTGATAATTTAGGTTGTGCTGTAGCAAACACCCAAAGCCCAACTGGACACCTTGTATTTGCCATTGCTTTAGAAGACAACTATGATGAAGAAATCAAAGTAGTTGAAGCATTGATTTTATAAGTAAGTTAACTAAAAAATAGAAAGAGGATTACAATGGCAGGCGCAGGAATATTTGATAAAAACACTGGCGACACAATTTACGCCGCAGATTATAACAGCGTTCAAAGTACCGCCGCCCTGTTATTGGGTGACGGCCTTGCTGATTCTGGTTATGGTCAAAGCGTTACTAGCGTACAAGTTGCATCAGGCAATCCAGTTTCTGTTCAAGATTGGCTAAATGTTAGAAGCGACTTGCTTAAAATTAGACAACATCAAACAGGTGCTAATGAATCTTCTGGACTATACTTGGTTACTAACTTAGATCAAGTTGATCACACTATTACAAACACTTATAGAACATTTGCTAGTACTTGCCAAAGTAATCGTCTTGCTTTTGGTAGCGGTCAGACAGCAACAACTGATTATTCAACAAGTACACGTACTACTTCTTGGAACGGCACTATATCACATAGTGTTACTATTACTTTTAACAGTGCCAATCATGCTAGAGCATTTTTTAACTCTGGCGGTGCGTTTCAATTTGTTGCCAGCAGAACTGGTGGTAGTCCTGCGCCCGGTACTAAAGATAAAGCATGGAGTGACATGCTAAGTGATATGGGAACTGTCACTTTTGATGCTTATGGAACAACATATAGTGGATCTGGGGCCTATACAAATTACCCAAAAACAGATCAAGGTTGGTACACTATTAGTACAACAGAATCTACTATAATGGTTAAACCTGCACCAAGCGGTAACTATAACGAAAACCAATATAGAATCAAAGTGCGTAAAAATGCTAACGACAATAACGCAACTACACTATATTTTACAGTTGAATTTGCTGATAATGACAGTGGAGATCCTCCAGTACTTCCACTACCAAAAGACGCGGCACCAGGCGGCGTTGACGAATCTGTAACAGGAACGCTTAACAGTACTATCAAAGTTAGAAGAGCTATTGGATCTAACGTTGTTGTTGAAATTCCTGGCATTACAGGCTCAACTTACCTATAATACTCCCCCAAGACCTCTTGACAAGCTAATTATATACTAGTATAATTAGTGTTGGAGGTTCTATGAACGACAAGCTATCAAAAGCCCTAGATATTGCCAATTATATGGTAACTTTGGCAAATGAAAAAAAGATAATATTTGAAGAATATAAGCAAAACTTAACCCATTTTTCTAATGGGAACACATTTTTTGTTTCTAGAGAACTAATCAATTTCGTAAAAACACTTATTGACTTAGGGCAAACTGACGCAGTCATCCTTGATGATAACAACATTCCTGTAGATATTGAAAATTTAGCACAGTTTTTAGAAACATTGTTGTCTGTGTACACAATGGCAGTTAATCAATACCAAACAAAATACCAAGCATTAAAAAATAATAGATCCGTTGAATCTATATTGGAACTATGACACAGGGTATTTTAATTCTTGCTTTTAATAATGAACAAATTGACTATGTTCAGATAGCGATCTATGCAGCCAAACAAGCAAAACACTATTTGAATAAACCAGTTAGTTTAATAACAGACAGTAAACAATATGTATTAGACACATACCCAGAAGATGCTGATATATTTGATAGTATAATTGAAGCAAGCGATAATTCAGTTCAAAAGAAAGCATTTTATGATGGTACAGATAAACAAAGTACCCTTACATGGAAAAATGCCAGCAGATCTAACTGCTATGAGTTAAGCCCGTATGATGAAACGTTAGTAATTGATTCTGACTACATTATTAATTCATCGTTTTTAAGTTATGTCTGGGATCAACCGCATGATTTTTTAATTTACGACAAGTACAACGACTTGTCTAATTGGCGTAATACAGCTGAGTTTGACTATGTCAGTGAATACAGTATTAATTTTTATTGGGCCACAGTTTTCTTTTTTAGAAAAACAGAAAAAACTGAAGCGTTTTTTACACTAGTAGACAGCATTAAACGTAACTGGGTATATTATGTTCGTTTATATCAATTGCCTAGTGAAAGATTTCGTAATGATTTTGCATTTAGCATAGCAATCCATATGCTTAATGGTTTCGCTAACAGCAACTTTGCAGTAGGTATTGCTAATAAACTATATTATGTTTTAGATAGGGACATTTTGGTTAAACACGAGTCTCCAAAGATGTGGCTATTGGTAGAAAAACAAAGTCTTAAAGATGGGTATATAGGAGTTAAAGTAGAAAATTTAGATGTCCATGTTATGAACAAACATAGCCTAGTGCGTGTAATTAATGGAGTAACTGACGATGTCTAAAGGTCATGTATTTTTAGCTCAAAATACTAGTGTAAATTATGTTATACAAGCATACGCACTTGCATTATCTATTAAACACTCAAACAAGATACATAATCAAACTTGTTTAATAACTAGTGACACTGTTCCTGAAGAATTTAGACATGCATTTGATCACATTATAGAAATTCCTTGGGGAGATGATGCTAGTGGATTTGATTGGAAAATACACAATCGTTGGAAGATTATTCACGCCAGTCCTTTTAAAGAAAACATAGTGTATGATACTGATATGCTACTGTTGTCAAGTAACGACCATTGGTGGGATATGTTGTCTAAAACTGATGTTACGCTAACAACTCAAGTCAAAACTTATAAAGGAACATCAGTAACATCAGATTTTTATAGAAAAACTTTTACTGATAATGAGTTACCCAATGTATATATGGGAGTGCATTACTTTAAAAAAACAAAACGTGCTTTTGAATTTTACAAGTGGCTTGAAGTTATTACAAAAGACTACGCAACATTTTATGATAAGTTCATACCCAAATCAAAACAGCGATTTTGTAGTATGGATGTAAATGCGGCGCTTGCTGTAAAATTTATGGATGCTACAGATTTTATAAAAACTAATTCGGCATTAAGTTTTGTACATATGAAACCAGCCATACAGGGTTGGACCAATGCTCCAACACGTTGGCAAAATGTTGTTACTGCGTTTCTTAATAAACAGAAACAACTTAATGTTGGAAATTTTTTGCAAACTGGTGTATTCCATTACACAGAGGATGATTTTTTAACAAAAGAAAAATTGGATATTTTAAAATGACTAGACAACTAACTCCAGAGCAGATTGCTGAAGCTTCGAAACCCTATGTTATTCCTCCATTTTTTGTTTACTATTCAGATAACGGGGAAATTTTTGCTATAACCAGTGAAAAGGACGAATCATTAAATTATATAGAAGTTACAAGCAAACAAGTAGATGATTTTATTACAGGTAAACGTGATTACAAACGGTATAAAGTTGACTATTTTAAAGAAGGAAATACGTATGTTATTAAGACTGAAACAGAAAACCCTGTAACACATTTATTGTTGATAGTTCCTATCATTGAGGATACAGAAAAAGATCTAACCATTGTTTATAATAATCAAAATAAATGTTGGGATTTTGTATTAAACGATGCTGGCCGTAATTTACTTAAAAATACTAATCCTGAAACAGTTTATAGGTTTTACATAACAAAACATTTAGACCCGCATTTTTTACTAACATCTATTTTAGTTAAAACTTCAGAATTATTAACTGGATTTTCAGCACCGTTTACAATAGACGACGAGTTAGACATTAATAATATTAGTATAGCAGTTGCTAATCACTTTGACTCGTGTGGAGTAAGAATTAAATGAATAATGTAGTAAAAGTTTTAGATTGTGATATCGTATATCTAAGTTACGATGAGCCTAATGCAGAAAAAAATTATGCAGATTTACTAAAAAAAGTACCTTGGGCAAAACGTGTACATGGTGTTGATGGCAGTGATAGTGCTCATAAAGCCTGTGCTAGGCTAAGCGATACAGAACGTGTTATTGTTATTGATGGCGATAATATGATACGTGAGGACTTTTTAAAACAAAAAATAAATTTTAAACCTGAAGTTGATCTAAGTAAAAGTGTTATTAGTTGGGGCGCACAAAATGTAATCAACGGATTAATTTATGGCAACGGTGGCATTAAATGTTGGCCAACCCAGTTGGTGCTTGATATGAAAACGCATGAAAACGCTGAATCAGAAAACGCTAAAACACAAGTGGATTTTTGCTGGGATATAAATTATATCCAAATGGCAGAATGTATGAGTGATGTGTATAATAATGCAACTCCACAACAAGCGTGGCGTGCTGGATTCCGAGAAGGTGTTAAAATGGGTTTATTAGAAGGTAGTAAAGCAAACCCAAGTGTATTTAAAAAACAAGTACATTGGAAAAATTTTCATAGATTGCTAGTTTGGATGCATGTGGGTGATGATGTACCAAATGGTCTTTGGGCAATTTACGGAGCTCGACAGGGCTGTTATATGACCAATTGCACCGATTGGGACTATTTGAATGTAAGGGATTTTAAATGGTTAAACAATTTTTGGGATGAACAAGAAAGTAAAATAACTGACAAAATGTTGCCTTATGAAATTTCAGGATTGGGAGAAACATTATCCCATGAATTAGACATACCAGTAGGTGAAGCGTTTGATGCAAGGCAAAGTGAATTTTTTAAAATGACTTTTGTTAATCCTCCAAGAATGAAAAATAATTTTATTTTGGAAAGCTAATGTACGATATTGTTTTTATTAGTTATGAAGAAATTAATGCTGATGATAATTGGCGTAAAATAAAAAATAGATTTCCTATGGCTAAAAGAGTGCATGGAGTAAAGGGTATACACCAAGCCCATATTACTGCGGCAAAAAAATGTTTTACAGATATGTTTTGGGTAGTTGATGGAGATGCTGAGATTTTAGATAGTTTTAATTTTGACCATGTTGTTGATAAATGGACTTTAGAAACTGTACATGTTTGGAGAAGTTTAAATCCTGTCAATCATTTAGAGTATGGTAATGGCGGAGTTAAATTATTGCCACGTAAATTAACCATTAATATGGATACTAGTAAACCAGATATGACTACAAGTATCAGTAGGCATTTTAAAGCAATGGAAAAAATTAGTAATATTAACTGTTTTAATACTGATGAATTTAATACTTGGAAAAGTGCATTTAGAGAATGTTGCAAATTAGCCAGTAAAGTTATTGATAGACAAAAAACTGAAGAAACTAATCAAAGATTACATACTTGGTGTACTATTGGGGAAAATAGACTGTTTGGAAAATTTGCTATTGCTGGAGCCAAAGCAGGTGCTAGATACGGGATGTCAAATAAAGATGATATTGAGGCATTAAAAAAGATTAATGACTTTGAGTGGCTTAAAGAAGAATTTAAAAAGAGTGCTATATGAGTGAACAAAATACAGATATAATTCAATGCTTACACGGATTAGAATTATTTTTTAAATTTCGTAATGAACCTGAATTAGCTGATCATTTACATGAATATGTAAGTCAGTATTATAGCGAAGATCCGTTTCCTGCATTTAAAAGAATTATTACACATTATAAAAATAATTTAAAAACAGATGATGATTTCCAAAAGAGCTTAAATTTTGCAGTACAAGCAATTAAAAAAGAAATCAATTTTGTTGATTTGAATAGTAATCTTTTAAGACTTTGGCCAGAAAATCAATTTTTAAAAAGTCTTCACAAGTATAGTAGAACAACTGACGATATGTCTGCACTAGTTGATATGTTGAGTAAAGGCCAAGTACAAAGTAAAATTTGGCTAGTAACTGAGTTATCAAAAATTAATAAAGATTATAATAACATTTTAATACTTGCAGGATGGTATGGCCAATTAGTAAAGTATTTTGATAGCATCAATTATGACAAAGCACGTATTATTGATGTTGATAAATTTTCCTGTATAGTCAGTGATAGTATTATTAACATGGATAAAATTGAAAATTATAAAGTTAAAGCAGTTGTAGATAATATCAATACAGTACCACTTAGTAAAAAGGGGTACGATTTAACTGTTGAAAACTTTAAAAATTCTGGCAATGTCTATGTAGAAAGATTTTTACCAGATTTGATTATTAATACAAGTGCTGAACACATGCACGAAGAATGGTTTAATCAAATTAGATACAAAGGCCTAAATCCTATTGTGGTTATCCAAAGTAATAACTTATTTGATATTCCAGACCATATAAATTGTGTGCATAGTATAGATCATATGAAAAAAAAGTTCCCAATGCGGGAGATTTTGTATGAAGGAGAGTTGCAATTACAAGGATATAAGCGTATAATGTTAATAGGAAGACCATGATTGAACTAACTGAACTTTCGTTACGAGAACTTCAAAAAGAAGCCGCTAGGGCTTTGACATCTTTTGAAGCCACAAATAACAACATCTACAAGTTCAATAAAGAAGCACATCATGACAGTCAAAATTGGTATAAGGCTGTTATTAAATGGTATATTGATACATACGGCGATTTGCCAAGCCGTGTCGGTCCTGGCAAAAATGTAACTTTAATAATGGATAATTGATGTACAAGTATAACGACATTAAAACTGTTCACTTAGAAATAACAGAGGCATGTAATGCCGCTTGTCCTATGTGTGCAAGAAACATTAATGGCGGAGAAGACAACCCACACTTGACTGGTGCTGAATTAACATTAGAGGATTGTAAAGTTATATTTCCGCCACATTTTATAGCACAATTAGATAGAATGTATATGTGTGGTAACTTTGGTGACCCAGTAGCCGCAAAAGATACATTAGAGGTTTTTAATTATTTTAGGCAAAATAATCCTAAAATGAATCTGTGTATGTACACAAATGGCAGTGCTAAAAAACCTGAGTGGTGGAAAGAGTTAGCATCTGTTTTAGGAAAAAATAGTTATGTTGTGTTCAGCATAGATGGGTTAGAAGATACAAATCATTTGTATAGACAAAATACTATTTTTGATAAAATCATAGAAAATGCTCAAGCATTTATTGATGCAGGTGGCAGAGCACGTTGGGATTATATTGTGTTTGCACACAATGAACATCAAGTAGAACAAGCTGAAGCATTGTCTAAAAAGATGGGTTTTGAAAAATTTCAGTACAAAAAATCTGCTAGATTTTTTAGTAACGCTAGTGGTACTACTAAAGAAATACACCAAGCAGTTAATAGAAAAGGTGCCCCAACAACTACG